ATTAACGCTTGCCAAAGCGGTTGGTCTTGGACAATAATCACCTCCCCGTGACTACTTAGTCACATAACCTTGAAAGCAAAACGCTAAATGCTAAATCTCTCATCCTCCGGCGGCTCTGGTAATTACATCCGCTTCTCTCCCCAGGCTAACGCTTGGACAAACTCAAACAACGAGGAAATCCAACTCAAGAAGGTCGTGTTCGACATCGACAACGTGCAGACAGGCTGGCTCTTGCTGGCCGTTGGTCAGCGCGAGTGGAACCCTGACGTGGCACTCGGCAAGAAGGGTCCGCAGCCAACGCCTGAACACAAGCGCGGGTTTATGGTGACGCTGTACAACAAGGAGATCGGCGCAGCCGAGTGGTCTAGCAACGGAGTCGGACCCAACATGGGCTTGGAGCAGTTGTACAAGACCTGCGACGCGCAACGCGCTGCAAACCCTGGCAAGTTGCCGGTGGTTGAGTACAAGGGTTCCAAGTTGGAGAAGATCGGTAAGGGTACGACTCGCATTCCCAACTTTGAGTTGGTGTCGTGGGTTGCGCGTCCAGAGGGAATGGACGCTGTGGCGGCTCCTGTGGAACAAGCACCGCAGCCAGTGCGTCAAGCACCGGCGAAGGCGGCTGTAGTGGAAGAAGATGACGAGATGTTTTAATCCGTAGTCCCGAACGCCGAGGTGTAACAGCCTCGGCTTTTTTTTCCTCTAAAAAATATAACTATGAAATATCTCTCACTTTGCAGTGGTATTGAAGCGGCAACAGTAGCGTGGCATCCATTGGGATGGGAGGCAGTGGCCTACTCCGAGATCGAAAGATTCCCATCTGAGGTGCTTGCACATCACTACCCAAACACGCCCAACTTGGGTGACATGACAAAATTTAAGGAGTGGTCAATTGAATCAAATGTCGATGTTCTCGTTGGAGGAACTCCCTGCCAATCCTTCTCAGTCGCCGGACTCCGAAAGGGACTGGATGACCCTCGTGGCAACCTCATGCTTACCTATCTTGCCATTGCTGACAAATATCGGCCCAAGTGGTTGGTTTGGGAGAACGTCCCCGGCGTTCTATCCTCTAACGGAGGACACGACTTTGCCTCCTTCCTTCGAGGGTTGGGCGAACTCGGGTATGGGTTCGCATACAGGGTTCTTGACGCTCAGTACTTCGGAGTGGCCCAAAGACGCAGACGTGTGTTCGTTGTCGGATACCTTGGAGACTGGAGACGTGCCGCAGCGGTTCTTTTTGAGCGAGACAGCCTGTGCGGGAATCCTGCGCCGAGCAGAGAAAAGAGGGAAGGTGCTGCCGGAACAATTACAACGCGCACTGGAGTCAGTCGTAACAACCACGAAGAATGCGTGACTTGGCCTGCTGAAATAAGTAGCACCTTAGACACTACCTTTGGAACAAAGATGGGCTTGGAAAATCAGCACGTTAACGCTGGTTGTCCTTTGTTCGTGCCAGCTAAAGGCTTTTATGAGACTGGGTTTGCCCAATATCAACAAGCAGATGTTGGTGGAACTATTAAGGCATCAGGCGGTGTGTTGGGTGGCGGTAGCGAAACTTTCTTGGCGCAACCCATTGCAACGCATGATGTAGCAGGAACAATGCTTTCTTGCAATACATCGGGCGGTTTTAGCAACTCAATTGACCATGCGGCGGGTGGTTACATGGCGATACAACCCATTGCCCTAGCCGAGAACACCATAGGACGCAAGCCTGAGAATGGTGGCAATGGTGATGGGTTTACAGATGGCGGCCCGATGTACACCTTGAATGCCACAGGTGTGCATGGTGTGGCGCAGCCCATTGCATACAACATCGCGCCAGGCAAAGGCGCATTAAAAGATGACATCCATGTAACTACTGCTGATGCCACAAAAACTTTGGATGCATCAGGAAGTAACCCTGCAATGCATCAAGGCGGCGCGGCGATAGTGCAGCCAATTGTCCTGATGGATCAAGGTGGCAGCGTAATGAATGTTGAAACGGACATGACGGGGACGCTACGGCGTGAAACGCACGGGCATGAGCCGATTGTGATGCAGCCGGTGTATTCATTTATTCAAGCCTCGGCGCAGAAAAAGTCCACAAATTCTGTTTTAAAAGAATTGTCGAACACTTTGACAGCAAGGGCAGAAAACAACAATTTTGCAGGCGGCGTATCAATGGCAGTGCGTAGACTAACACCAGTGGAATGCGAACGTCTCCAGGGCTTTCCCGATACTTACACGGACATCAAGTCAAAGGGCAAGGCAACCCCTGACGGTCCGAGGTACAAGGCTTTAGGTAATTCAATGGCTGTGCCTGTGATGGCGTGGATCGGAAAAAGAATAAACGAGGTAGAAGAACTATGCAAGCCGAACAAATAGCGCAGGCACTAGGCAACGCAAAGCAAGCAAATGGATCATGGCTGGCATCATGCCCAGTCCAAAGCCACGGTAAGGGCAACGGGGACAAGAACCCAAGCCTTTCCATCACGGAGACTCAGGACGGGAAGTACTTGTTCCACTGCCACGGCGGGTGCGACCAGCAGGACGTGTTCAACGCAATCAAGGACAGGGGTCTGCTGCCGGAACTACCGAAACGTGAGGAGATATTCAGCAGCCTGGCCACGCTCGCACCGCAGCCGATGACGTTGGAGCAGGAGTGGGAGTACATGGACGAGGACAGGAACACCCTGTTCATCAAGCAAAGGTTCAAGACAAACACGGAGAAGGGCAAGGACTACAGGCTGGTCAGAGTTGACGCACTCGGCAGAAGGCACTCGCGGCTTGGAGATGTAAGGATTGTTCCTTACCGATTCCCCGAACTCTTGGACGCAAAGACAGCAGGCAGAGCCATCTACTTGGTCGAAGGCGAGAAGGCAGCGGATGCGCTGGTGTCAATAGGAGCCATTGCCACAACGTCACACGCAGGGGCTGGGCATTGGCCTGCTGAGATTACGCAGTACTTCGCAGGGGCGAATGTGGTGGTGGTTCCCGACAACGACAAGGCGGGACAGGAGTACGCGAAGAAGGTAATCAAGAACCTATTGCCGGTGGCTAAGTCTGTCAGGTACTTGGACCTTGATCTTCCGTTCCCTGGCGATGATGCCTTCGAGTGGGTGAAGATGGGAGGCACGAGGGCTGAACTTGCTGCACTCGCAAAGAACCTACCAGCAATTGAATCGAACGATACCGCAACGAACAACGAACAGGTAGAGCCGTACTATGAAAATAGTACATCAGATGACTACAACTTCAAGTCAACTGAGCAAGACGAGTCAACCAAGGTCAAGCCTTTGTTCTTGAACATCGAGTCGTGGGACACGATACAGGACGAGCCAGTGGAGTGGCTGATTGAGAAGGTCATACCTAAGAAGTCGTTTGTCGCCCTGTACGGACCACCAGGCTCATACAAGTCCTTCATTGCCTTGGACATTGCCGAGGCGGTGGCAACGGGCAGGACGTGGATGGGTAACGAGATCAAGACTCCAGGCGCAGTCTTATATATCTGCGGAGAGGGTCACGGAGGTATCGGGGCAAGGATCAGGGCTTGCAAGATACACAACAACACCCAGCAGGGCGCGGAAATCTACGTCATTAGACACCAACTCAACCTGAGATCGAGCGAGGAGGACTTCAACCTATTGATGCTTTCCATCCAGCAACTCATCAACGAGACGGGCGTGGAGTTCAGCCTGCTGCAAATAGATACCTTGGCACGAGCCTTCGGCGGCGGCAATGAGAACGACTCTCAGGATATGGGCGCGTTTATCACCAACATTGGCCGAGTCCAAAGGATGCTGGACTGCACCATCATGATCTTACACCACTCAGGAAAGGATGCCACAAGAGGGTTGCGCGGCCACTCTTCGCTACTCGGAGCCGTGGACACGCAACTGGAACTCATCAGGATAGAAGGCGGTAAACGCGACGGGATTGCGGGTTCGGGACTACTAACTATCAGCAAGCAAAAGGACGGCGCGGACAACATCAAGATCGGATTCGAGATGGTCGAGGTGCAGTTATCAGCGTCCAGTTTGGGATTGGAACCCGTCATCAGCCTTGCCGTTAACCCTTCGGATGAGGCAACAAGGGTCATGGCGGATACGGAAAAGAAGGAGAAAAAGCCGCCAAGCAGGTCAGGTGTAGGTAAGAACCAGCAAATCTGTCTTGACTCTCTGCACAAGGCAATAAAAGAATTTGGTGAGATGAGGGACTTGGATGGCAAGAGAAACAAGGCCGTGAAGATTGATTATTGGCTTGAAAAGTTCACCCAAGTGTGGGGTCACGGTAAGACACCCAAGCAAATATCGAACGAATTCAGCCGCCATAAACGCGAATTTCTGTACGCAAATGGAGTGGAAATCTTCAAGGATTACGTTTGGGTTGTGTTCAAAGATGAGCCAAAAGAGCAGTTTTGATGCAGAAAATCCTACAAATGGTACGCAAATGGAAGATCAAAAATGAGAAAACTGCTTGTTATTTAAGCAGAAAAGAAGCAATCTGTCCTACAAATGGTAGACAAATGGTAGACAAATGGAGTCCATTTGTAGGATAAATCGTCCTACAAATGCGGGCAAATCCCTTTAGGGATGCCGCACCATTTGTAGGACGATATAGAAGAACCCGTAAGAAATTAGAAAGGTTTGAAATGGTTACAAAGAAACGTGGAGTCGAGGCAAAGATTGATCAGCCGAGTTTTCCAGCAGACCCGTTCAAGGTTAAGTTGAACTCGTTGCTGTTGTCGATCAGCAATCGGAACAAAGACCACACTGCGGTGTGGGGTACTGATCGTTTGATTAACTTGGTGGATGCGGAGTTGCGGACTAAGTTTTGGAATCAGATGGAGCGGGTCTGGTTGGCTCAAGAGAATCGGGACGAGGAAAGGTTGGAGAAGGCGGTCAAGGGAATGATTGCGGGGTATGACGCTTTGGAACGGTACGCGGTTGCGAACGGGATCAACCCGATGCCTGACATTGCGGCGATTGAGCATGAGATGGCTGACGGTTCGGTGATGGTCATTGTTAAGACAAAGGCTGACGCGTTGCTATACCAGCAGTTTCGTCCAGAGGTACAAGGACGGCACATCTGGAACATGAAAGAGATCGAGACGATGATGGCCGGTGCGGTTATGCGAGAGGTCATCAAGATCAAGCAGTTGGATGCCGGAGCCACGATGGTGAAGGTGGGCGGTGACAGCGGGTTCGATGACATGGAAAGTGACTTGGACTTCAGCAAACCGTCAACGCTGCCAAAGAAGTTCAACACGGAACTGGCTGAGGCTGGCAGGAATGCCTCAATTTGACGAGAAAATGGGTAGGTTGATAGGTTGGGTGCTTGGATAGATCAAAACGCTTAGAAAGGGCTTAGAAATGGCAGGTAGACCGAAACGTAAGGAGGACTTGATTAAATTGGATCAAATTCCGCAGGAACAGATCATCGTGATGCTGGAGGAGGGCAAGTCGATTACGCGGGTATGTATGGCGTTAGGCGTGGGTCGGACGGCCATGAATGTGTGGTTAAGCAAGCCAGAGAACGTAGAATTGGTCTCGCGTGCGCGTGTGAGGGCGGCTGATCTGATGGTGTCCGATGCGCTGGACATCGCGGACTCAGCGTCCATCGAGGAGGTCAACTTGGCCAAATTACGCATCCAAACGCGCCATTGGACGGCTGAGAGGTGGAATGCACCTGCTTACGCGCAGCAGAAGGGTCAGCAGGTCAGCATCAACATTCAAGGGATGCGCATGGACGCACTGCGACACGTCGAGGTGCTAGAGGACTTGTCCACACCCAAATTGTCCACTTAGTCACATTAACCTGTGCATAAGTACCATACGACCACACAATCCATGTATAACCTGTGCGTAAGTGGCAATCTTATTAACATAATGAACACTGTATCAATTACAGTTCCGCATCGTGGAATCCTGCCCGCTTGGGGTTGGGTTCTGGCCGTCTGGCGGCTGACCCCCCCCCTTCGCGCCATCGGCGGGGGCGGGACTGATGCTGCCCCTAAGAAATACCGACCACAACCCATAGAAAGCGCCCAATGACCACACCCCCCACCCCCACTATGGAACTCGCCCCTCTCCCAAAAAAAAATAAAAAAAATGTGGAATTGACTACTGAGGCAATAGAACAGATTGCGGCCATGTCCGCAGCCGAAGACAAGAACCCGTTCATCGCGTTCGTGAAACGCTACAAGCACAACCCGACCCTG